AGATGGAGTTTCTACTTTAATAGAAATAACTTCTTCACCGGTAAAATTGAATTCATCAAAAATTAATCCAGTTTCTTTTATTATTAAAGAACCACGAACAAAAGGAGAAAAAAGACTTTCTTCTAAAACCAATGCTGCTAATATATTTTGAGTTTCGGATGGGACTATCGATAATGAGTTTTTAATGGATTTGGAATCATAGTCATATTTTGAAATAATAATTTCATTTATTGTAATATCGCCATCTCTTGTATATTCATTTGCCATAATAAAATTATCCTATTTCAACAAAAACAGTTTTTCCTCTCTGACCAGGTGTTTGTATTAAATTTTTTATTTCTTTGAATATTTTTTCTTTAAAGTGGGGATGAATTAATTTTATTTGCCTTTTCGAGTCGTTTTCTGCTAACAATTTATTTTCAATTGTTTCAGAATCCACTGGAGAATAATCCAATCCATTTATATAATGATATAAAACAGAATCAGAAGAATCGCACAATCCTCCAGTGTCTCCATTTGGGTAATTGATATCATTTATGTTCCCTGTGCTTCCATATGGATTTACGATAAATCCATCTTGATAAAAGGCCGATATAGATTCTTTTGTATCAATTGATTTTTTTATTTGGGATTGAAATATGTTACTTGTACATGCAGTACTACCAGAAATCATATCTATTTTTCCCGAATCATTTTCTCGGAATATTGTAATATAATCGTCTTCGTTTAAAGAGCCAACGATTCTGGAAGAATCTATTCTAAAAAAATTAGAATCCCAGTCATCAACTATTGCATAGTTTTCCATGCTTGATGTTACTCCGTCTGGGCATCCTGGTTCGCCCATTGTACATCCCTCAGATTGGGCGATAACATCATTTACTTTAAAATCTTTAATGTCATTTATAAAATATGATTTCCCTCCAAAATAAAGAACACTATTTAGTTGTCTTTGAAGTTGGGAAGAACTTTTTGGCCATTCTTCTAGTGGGTCAATAATGTCATTAGACATTAAAACTAACCAGAACCATCGAGAACTTCCATAAAAATCTATAGCCACATCCTCGGGAGATTCTCCGTCTTTTATTGTATAATCGATATATATTCTGTGATTTGAGAGGGTCGTTTTCGAGAAACGAACTCGTTGAAACACATTACCAAGATCTACCAACATACCACCCGTGGTTCCGGTTAAATCATAATTGAAAATTTTTGGAAACAATTCTAAAAACATTTTAATTCCTATTCATGGGGGTGGATGGCCATCCACCTTTGCTGCTTTATCCCACCTTTGCTGCTTTATCAAATAATTGTGCAAACACACCCAATTTTGATCTTGCTACAGCCTCTTTAGTGTCCTCGTCGAAGTAATTGGGCTCTAATTCAAAAAATACTAATGTTAATTTTGTAGCAGACGGACTGAATTTAGAAGCATCTTGATTACTTATTGCCCGTGGTCCTTCCGGCATTTTATCAATAATACATTCAGCCAAAACGGCAAGTTGAAAATTTAAATCCCATTCGGGATCTTTTTCTCCGCCGGGACTTTTTACAATTTCAATATCCCATAGACTGGGATGAATGGCACCAAAAAGGTCGGAACCAACTGTACCAGTTGGATACACCTGTTTTCGAAGTGAATGACACATTTTACTTATAGATTCGGCTTCTTTAATAGTTTTAGGGACCATATCAAAATTAAAATGAAATTTTCTAATATCAGCGCCCTGAAAAACACTATCCCCGGCCTGCACATCCACCCAACCAATCCCAGCACTCGCTATTCTTTTTCCTATCGTTACAAGGCCGTTAAGAAAATCACTCGATTCGACTACATTCCCCATAAGATTCCGTAACGGATTCATTAACTGGGTATACCCATATTGATATTGCGATCTATCGTTAAAGGTAAATTCTTTGGGGAGATTTATGTTTATCTCCAACTCTTCATTAACCGGACCAATGCCATCGTCCTTTCCCCGCAGTGTTGCGACTCCTGCATATGCACGGTTTTTAAGATTCACCCACCTTGGGACTTCATCTTTAGTATAAGATATTGGGTACTGATATTTGGTCATATATTAAATCTCCCATATATATATTTCTATATGGCATATAAAACAAAATTTAATCCCACAAATAAGTCCAAATATATAGGAAATCCTTCCAATATAATTTGTCGTTCTTTGTGGGAAAGAAGAGTATGTAAGTATTTAGACGAAAATTCTAATATTATTAGGTGGGGGTCGGAAGAATTTTCAATTCCATATGTGTCCCCGAAGGATAATAAAATTCATCGTTATTATCCAGATTTTATAGTAGAAAAACAATCGAGCAATGGCGAAACAGAAACAATAGTAATTGAAGTCAAACCAAAAAAACAGACTAAACCACCAAAAAAGAAAAGTAAGATTACTAAAAATTATTTAAACGAATCTATAATTTATGCAGTTAATGAAGCAAAGTGGAATTCTGCTAATGTTTTTTGTGAAAAAAAGGGCTGGAAATTCATCATTTTAACAGAAGATAATATTCTTCCATAAAGGAAATACAATGGCCTCCTCCAACGTTAACGATTTTAGAGAAAATTTTCTCAAAAAGCAGAAATTTCAGATGGCAAGTCGCTATAGTGTTGGTTTCTTTCCTTCCTCAGATATAGGATTAGACCATCAACCAGATACACATGTAGAATCAATCGTCATTCCTGGATGGAATTTAGAATTTGCAGTAGATGAAATATGGGGACCAGTTCGTAAAATCCCAGTAGGAAGAGAATATAAATACGAGGCTGCTTTCACCATACCAATAACAAACCAATGGGACCAATATACATATTTTTCATCTTGGATGAAAAAATTAGTTCCACTCGCAAACGACAAGTTTTATGCAAGAACAGAGTATGAAGGGCCTATATCCGATTCGTCTGTGCTTATAAAACCTATGAGTACTAGTAATTTCGATAACATAAACAAAACAATTAAATTAAATGAAGCATATCCGATTACTCTATTGCCTGTTGAAATGGCCCACAATTTACAAAACATATACACAAATATGATGGTTCTGTTTGCTTTCAGGACACTTGAAGAAATATAAGGAGCATTTAAATTATGTCATTATCATCGTTGTTGACTAGAACAACACCAAAATATGAATTGAATATACCGTCAACTAAGGAAAATAAAATTTTCCGGCCATTTCTGGTGAAAGAAGAAAAGGTTTTACTGGCAGCACAAGAAAGTCAAAGCATCAAAGAAATATATTTGGCTATTCAAGATGTTATTGAATCGTGTGTTGAAAACATTGAAAACGTCAACGAAATGCCTTTATTCGATGTTGAATATATTTTTACTCAAATTCGAGCGAAATCAATCGGGGAAATAATAACACCAGTTATTGTCTGTCCGGAAACTAATGAACAAGTACATTTTAGTATTAATTTAACTGAAATTAAAGTTCAGTTTAATAAAAAACATAAAAATATTGTAAATTTAGCAGATAATCTAAATGTTGTTATGAATTATCCGTCTATTAAATCGTTATTAAAACGAAATGATGACACAAAAAACGATTTATATGAAATGGTTGTTGATTGTATTGAAGCAATCCAGAATGATACGGAAGAATTTAATTGTGAAGATTATTCAAGAAAAGAAATCGAAGATTTCGTCAATCACTTAACAAAACAACAATTTTCCTTGCTTCTTGATTTTCTAATAACATCTCCTCGTTTGGAGCATACCGTAGATTACACAACATCAGATGGCGAGGAGAGGAGGCTACAACTTTCTGGACTATCTGATTTTTTTCTATAGCCCTCTGTCACATAACATTAATTGATTATTTTCAATTAAATTTTCAGTTAATGCAACACCATAACTACAGTTTATTCGAAATTGAAAATATGGTTCCGTGGGAAAGAGATATTTATGTGGCTTTATTGAGGGAATACATAGAAGAGGAAAATAAAAAGATATTAGAAAAGAGTATGGGATAAATGAAAATATTAAAAAACACATACGATAAACAACAAGAAGAAAACAAAGAATTTTCTGGTGTGTTATCTTCGTTATTAAAAGAAAAAAAACCTTCCAGACAGACCACCAAGCGTCATAATAAGGGTGATATTCAGTCCTTTTTAAAAAATTATTCTCCCGATAAATTTTCTCCTTCTAATGTTAAGTCCGAAGAATATAGCATCCCAGAATTAGAAAAAGAAAAGACACAGCAAGACGACAATCAAATAAAATTAAATCGGAAGGCCCACAAACCTCAACTAGTAGAAATGGATGAAAAACTCTCTAGGATTTTAACTTTAATTTCTCCAGAAAATAATTATTACTCATCCGCCAATAATACACAAAATAATAGCCCGACAACAAATAATCTTATCGAAAATTATTATCTTTCAGATTCTCCTAAAAGTTTAACAAAATCTGATCATTTGGACACCAAAGAAAGAAGAATTATTGAAAAGAACAATGTTTCTAATTCTCTGGTGGAGAAGAATGTTGAAAAGAACAATGTTTCTAATTCTCTGGTGGAGAAGAATGTTGGCATTCTACAAAAAGCAAATCCTGCATCCCTTGTTAACACAAAATTAATAAGAAACAGCATCACAAATCATGCGAACGATTCTACATTACAGTTAAATTTTCACCATCGAGAAAACAATCTATATGAAGAGAATGTTTTCAATAATTCAAAAAATCAAAACGTCAAATTTGTCCCACGAATTGACAAAAATGATATTACTAAAATCCACAAAGACATTAACATTGCTAAAGTATTAAACAATACAGAAAATTCTTATGAGTATTTACCGGCCCTGAAGGATGGTGGTGTAGTAACAGAAGCAACTAAAGTAGTTGTGGGAGAAGGGGGACCAGAAGCCATAGTTCCTCTTGATCAAATGAATAAAATAATGAATCAAAAATTTCAAACCGTCCAAAATCACAATAAAACCATTACCACATCAGCCAATGAAAGTATGACCAAAAATATTTTTCTGAAAATGAATGAAGAATTGGTCAGAGAAAATGTAGAAAAACAAAGAAGCGGAGGTCTAAATGTTTCCTCTGGTTCACCAAACTTTAGTATGGGCGGAGGAGGAGGAGGAGGAGGTCAGCAAGGAGGATCACCTTCCGGAGGAGGAGGAAGGCAATCTATAGACGCATTAACTTTGAGTCTTCTTCGAAAGACATCACTCCCCCCATGGAGAAGTTCATTTGGATAATAAAAAAAGGGACTCTTTCGAGTCCCTTTTTTTGTGATGATATTAAAACTCACTCATTAGCCAACTTTTCAAAGTAAGACAACGCATCCATACCATCACCGGATCCAGTCTCTGAAGATTCGGTATCTGAATTGTCGGAACTCTCTACGGTCTTCGACTCATATTCAGTAGTACGAATATCGTCACCCAACACACGACCCAACTTCGTTTTGAGTTCATCATACGACTTATATGACGAAGAATCAACAAACGGAAGTAGCGGGTACTGCTTCTTCCAAATGGCTTCAAGAGCACCATCATCACCATCCAAAAGAGCCGATGGTTCTGAGAATTCGCTCTTGTCATAATTGACGAACCCGGCAACCTTGCGAACCTTCATCTTGAAGTTTGCGCCTTGCCAGAAGTCAAACGGATTGATTGGATCTTCGTCCTCAAATTCAGGTTGCATCGCTTCCTGAATCTTATCAAATATCTTCTTACCGTACTTCAAAAGGAAAATCTTTCCTTCGTTTTCTGGGTTTGCTGGGTCACTCACGACGAAAATATTCGACACATAATGCAAACGACGCTTTCGGTTCCGAGCAATGTCCTTGTCAGACTCGGTTCCACTGTTCCAAAGTTCGCTGTTAGATTCGCAAACAGGACACTTTCCACCAAGACTGGTTGGACAATTCTCAATAAACCATCCACCCTTTCCTTGGAAACCATGAGAATAATACTTTGCCCATGGAATGTCCTCGTTTTCTACGCTAGGAAGGAAACGAATAACAGCATATCCATTTCCTACTTTGTCTAATTCGGGTCGCCAAAACCGCTCATCCTTAAAGGACTCCTTGGAATTAGTTTCCTCTAACTTTTTGCTTAATTCATCAATACTGTTGAGAGAACGCTTCTTAAAATCTGAAAAACTCATGTTTTTTCTCCTAGTTGGTGGGAACTACCCATATTAAAATTTCAGCAGGAACTCCCTGCTACTTGTTTGTTATTATATTATATTATCCACACAAATCAACCTCAAAATGGAAGTTTTGTGGTATTTGACGACATTAAGTTGATTTCTTTTGCTTCCTTTTCGATTTTCTCGATTATAGGCTTTGTTAGGTGTTTTGCAGCAACTTTTATATCAATTTCATATTGCTCTGCTAAATCAATCACAGATTCAATATATTCTAAATTATTTTTTAAAACATTATCTATAACCCGTTTAGAAAATTCATTTTTAAAAGAACTGTCAAAAATCATTCTATATCTCCATTGCCTTATATATATTATGATACATAATACAGTATTTATCAATTTTTTCAAGCATGAAATTGGAGAAAATTAATGGCTGACACTGATCCCAACATAATCATTGACGTTAGCGGCAATACCGCAGAAATGGCTACTGATTACAATACATCTGGTTCTGGTCTAACGGGTGTTCACATTCCTCTCTCTAAAGTAGTTTGGGGAGATAGTTTAAACACCTATAGAGCAACTCAAACAGAACCCCTTCCTATTGCCATTTACGGTGCTTCGGGACCAGTTGAAGTTGATGGTTACATCAACGGAACTGGTGGATTTTATGTCCTTAATTATAATTTGGGCAGCACATTAGATTTTCAATATATTGCAGTGGCTGGATCCACCAATGGGGTAACTCCTGTTGGTATTTCTGGGTGGATTCAGGGAATTAGTGGGGGCCGACCAGTAGAAGTTACTGGAGGAATTTCAATAAGTCAAGTTGTTAATATTCAGGGATATACAGGACCAACTGCTGGCGGAGATAGTAGCGAAGATCTTGGGATTCCTGTTGTAGTTACTGGTGGTCGAAGATTATCAAATCTTGAAGACTCTGTCGAAGTTACAGGATCAGTTAATATTAGTGGTGGACGATATTTATCAGCCGGAACCGATTCCATTAAATCATATGGTTGGGACGGAGACAAATATGTCTATAGTAAATTATTCACAGGCGACGGAACAACCGTAGGTTCTTCCGGAGATGCAATCAACGTGAACGTCGTAGGAGCAGGAATTTCTGCTGATGTAACAATTTCTAGCACGATTGGTGTGACTAATGGCTCTGAATCTCCACTAAAGATTCAAGGGTTTACTGCGGGTTCAGGAT